GCGCGGGGCGCGGGAAGCGCGGGCCGCGCGCCGCGGTGCGGCGAACGTGCTGCGGTGCGGCGTAAATTAATTGCATTTGGGGCAAATTAAATGTTGTTTGGTTGTTGACATTCAACATCACAAGCCCCATAACTTTAGTTATGGAAGCAACAAGCGACCATCTTAATCAGAAAGGAAAGACCATGACTAAGCAAGAAACACTAGGCCAGATCGCCGAACTTGAAGCCCAGATCAAAGCCGCCACCAAAGAGCGCGACGCGCTGCGCCTTGAAGCGGTAAGCAATGGCTGGGCAATGTGGACCTACACAATCCGCCAGAGCGCCCCATCATTGGCATGGTGGAAAGAGAACCGCCCGACCGTCTGGCAGAAGTATGCCAAAGAGACCACGGTCAAGAAGTTCACAATCGCCTAATCAACCGCGGGGCTTCGGCCCCGCACCATTCAACCAGAAAGGAAAGACAATGCAACCAGCATATAACGAAGAGGCAGTAGAAGCTGCGAAGGAAAAAACCACAGGCAACCGCCTCAAGTTCAAACTCGAGTTCATGATGATGTTTCTAAACTGTGGACGCACCGAAGAGGCTGGCAAGATGTACGACCAGCTGATCGAAGAGTTTGACAAACTCGCATAAAAGACTTGTGGCCCGGTTGTTGCTGGGCTACAATCAAAACACTCTTAATCTAGAAAGGATTACAAATGCCAAGAACATCATTCGGAAAAACCCGCCCAGCGGATACGCCATACGCAACATACACCAATCATAATGGCTGGGTGTGGAAAGTTCTCAAAACCTATAAGCACTCAAGCGCCGAAGCAACCGACCCGTATGCTCGATGGTTTGTCGCTGCGACATCGCCCATGATGCACGAAGGAGCGTATGAGATGGGTGATACCTACGCCAAAGAGATCATGAACATGGACGCCAAGCTAGTCGATGCTGATCCGGAATGGCGCGATGAATACTCTGTATAATATCGTACTGGGTTTTTGTGCAGGGCTGGCGGTTTCGCTGGTCCTGTTCCTTCCAATCATAGCGGGATGGGTGTGATGACAGTGAATCGGGATCCAATAGCTGAAGCAGAGTGGACACTGGTCGGAACATCCGACGATACCGACTCAACCACCACGATCACGGGGATAAAGGAAAACGATGTTGACGAGCAGGTAGCCATGCTCGTCAACGCTGGGTGGGACGTTCATGTCTATGAGCCCGTGTTAAAACAAACCATACTGGGTAAACCACAGCCGAGCATCGAAGGATGGGTGTAATGAAAACAGTCACTGACATCGAGGGGAACGAGTGGTTTGTCGCTGGGGTTATCTCCAGCGACTGGCCTAACCCGCAACAAATTACTCCAGGGCAATGCCAAGTGAACATAGGCAAAGAGCCTAGAGCAGAGCGCGGGATCACACTGCCTAACCATATAGCCAAACGCTGGCTGGACGGAGAGATCAGAATCAAACTATAACCACCGCCTGGGCGCTGCGCTATATAACGGCTTCGCCGCCCAGGCTATACTCAAGTTCCCTGGCCCAGGGTTACGGGCTTCCTTTCTGAAAACCCTGCGGGTGCAAGCCCGCAGGGTTTTTTGTCAAGCCGCAGGGCAGCTGGGCCGCAGAGATTGTTTGAAGAATAGTTGTTGACTGGTTGTTGGATAGCTGGTATCAATAAGGTGTTCTTAATCATTAGAAAGGAAAACAGAACAATGAAATCATCATACACTAACGTAAGCCAAATCACGATAACCGTTGAGCTGGGGATACACGAGATCGACACAATGATCACGAAACTTGAGGCCGTCGAAGGAGACAACGGGTGGCAGGTAAAAGACCTGCTTAAAAGCCTCAAGGCTACCAAATCCGAAGGCATCCGACAAATTCGGGACAGCCTCAAAACATACGCATAAAGCGAGGGCCCTTCGGGGCCCTTTACTTTTGCCCGCTGCGCCAGGCACCACGCGCCACGCCACGCCCTGGCGATACATAAAAGAAATAAACGGGGCCGCAGGGCCGCAGGGCCGCAGGGCCGCAGAGTTTATATATCTTTTCACTTGTTGAATGGTTGTTGCTCTGCTATTCTTTACTCGTTAACCATTACACAAAGGAAAACAAACCATGAAATCCGGAATCATCTACAACGGGCCAAGCCTATTGGATGGCAAGCCAATCGTCGTTATCGCGACGTTCTCAAATCGTAACACAAAAACGGGCGCGGTCGTGCAGACCTATATATTGCGCTCCGATATCAACCCGCTTGAGGCCAGCAAAACAGGCGCAGACTTTTCAATCTGCGGTGATTGCACCATGCGCGGCGAAGTCACAACGGACCCCGCCCGCAAGCAAGCCAAGGGGCGGCGCTGTTATGTTAACTTAGGCCAAGGCGTCTTGATAGTTTACAAATCATTCTTGCGCGGCGTGTATCAACCCGCGGATCCGGCGACCATAGGGCGCGGGCGCTTTGTCCGAGTCGGCACATATGGCGACCCCGCAGCGGTGCCCGCGTGGGTTTGGGAAGCCTTGCTTTCGGAAGCCGAAACTTACACAGCATACTCACATCAGAGCGGGTGGCGTCCCGATATCGCGATGCAAAGCGCGGACAATCACACGCAGGCGGTCGCCCATTGGAAGGCAGGGCGGCGCACGTTCCGAGTGATCGCGGACCTTGGCGACCTGGACAAGGCGAACGAGGCCCTTTGCCCCGCATCAAAAGAAGCAGGGCGGCGCGTACAATGCACAGCCTGTAAACTTTGCAAGGGATCGAGCAAAGGCAAATCAATCGCAATCGTGGAGCACTAAAGGGAGGGGCCACGGCCCCTTTTTCCTTTGCCCTGGCAAAGATAATAGAATAGAATCAAGGCGCAGAGTCGCAGGGCCGCAGGGCCGCAGAGTATATAGCCTCTAAACGAGGCCGCAGGGCGCAGAACAAAGACGCAGGGTCCGCGAACCCCGCACCTTGGGCCGCAGAGATGCCGCCACTAGCCAACAATGCCCCCTGATCACCGTCAAACAAAAGTATATCGCGTTGCGTGGCCCTCTTTACTAAGAAGAAATTTGCCCCGCCTCTCGCCCAATATGCAGCATTCCACGCGATCTGATGGGGCGAGATGTTTGCTGCGTTTCCCTTGCTTACCTTTAACTCACACCAAAACGACAACCCGTCCCAAACCAAATGCACATCGGGAACACCCCCTCCATGCTTGTTTTCAATCCTCGTGGCGAAGCACTTCTTCGGCAGGTTCTGCCTCAATTGCGTCCAGAAGTTCGCCTCCGGTCCCTTGCTCATTGGTCACATCCTTGTAAGTCCCTTCGATCTGGAAGGCTTGGGGATACTGCTTCTGTAATGCAGCAAGTCGGGTGGTAATCTCATCCCGTGAAAGCTGATCGATGGTGTTGATTGTTTCCCGCCTGTCGATGGTCAAACCACCAAGGGCAGAGCGTATCTTCTCCGCGTTGATAGCAGCCGAAAACTGGCCCGCCTCTTCCGCTCCCGTGCTCAGTTGATGCAACCTCTCAAGCTGTCCAATGGTTGTCACACCATAGCGGCGCTCTCGTTCCTGTCGTAGCTCCGTGATGTACTCCAAGACATGCGGATAGTCCCGACCATTTAACAGAATGGATGCCTGTTTCGGGGCCACATCATGCGAATACCCTGCCTTGCGGGCGCACTCAGCATTGGAATAGATGCCTTCGACAATCTTCTGTGCAAAAGTCATCTGCCTATTGGTGAGCTTGCGCCCGTGTTCTTCTTCGATCTTTTTCTTAATCGACGGCATGAATACTCTCCATGTTTTCAACAACAATACAACAACAGGATCACCCAGTTCAAGGGGGCCGCTGCTGTTTACAAATGTTTACGCTGTTTACACGGTTTGCCCTCCGACTTGTAGACCAGCGACACCAAAGCCATAGTCTGCTTGAGAAATTCCAAGGGCTGAAACGTAAACAATAAGGCCTTATTGTAAACAGGTGTAAACAGGCGGATCAACTATAGTGTGTTTGTTTACGCTGTTTACAAGATTTACACGAAAACTTTTTACCTTTGGGCTTTTTCTAAAATATCTAGTGAAAATCTG